ATGGAGACGTGACGCCGTAGTCTCCGAACAGGTTCGACATGACCTCGACGAACACGGACTTACCGGTGCCGGACGGACCGTGCAGCAGGAACAGGGCTCGCTCACCAGGACGGCCGCAGAGGCTGTACCCAAGTGCCCGTTGGATGTAGGCCTGTACCTCTGGGTCTGGAAAAACGTCGTTGAGGTACTTCTGGAAGTTCGGGCAGTCTGCGCCTTCGGAGTAGTTCGCGTTGAAGGAGCACGTCAGCATGTCGTCGGGATTGTGGGGGCGCATCTCGTAGCTGGTCAGGCTCAGTGTGCCGTTACGGAGGTTCAGGAGGTCTGGGGAAGCGTCGAAGTCTGCGCCGGCTGCTGCGATACCTTCTGTTGCCCGGAACCGTCCGAGCATGTTCTGCATTCGTTGGTGGTTCAGTCCTTGCTGAGCTTGCCTGACCAGTGACTTGACCGTCTTCGCTAAGTCCTCGTCGCCTGCGAACCTGTCCCCGAAGCGCCGCATCCAGTCGTACGTCTCGTCGGCAATGACCTTGCCTGCTTCATCGACGAAGCTGTACTTATCTTCTTCCCACTTACCGGTGCCGCCGCTGAACATGTACCAGTTCCTGGTAGTGGTGTTGTACCGCAGGACCCGACCGTAGCGATCGCGCATCCGTAATGCGTAGCCCGTGTCCGTCAGTACGATCCCACCGGTTAAGTCCCGTTCGACCGCCTCCAGGTGGTGAAGCTCTAACTCGCGGCGTTCCTCCAGGGCTCCGCCAGGATCCCCGTCAGCTATCAGTTCGCCGTCTGGACCAAGGTCCAACTCTTGCAGCGGCGGTGCCGGCGGGTGCAGCGGCGGGCCATATCCGTTGCGCTGCAACCATCTGGCGGCGGCGGACCGGTCGTCATTGAACCGATAGTGAGCGAAGACCATAAATTTGGTCAGCGGCACCTCAGTCTGCAGAGACGTCGATGTCGACCAGACGTACAAGCAGTCCTGGCCACCGTCCCGGACACCGGTCGAGGCGGCGTGCTGCTCGGACGGGTCCTTGCCAGGGCGACACCAGAAGATCTCCCCGTCAACGCCACGGTGGTGGACCGACCAGCCCTGGCCCATGAACCATGAGTCGTACCAGGAGGCTCGCTCGTTGAAGTCCTCTACCGGCGACAGGGGAGCGTTAGGGTCACGCTCTGGCCGAGGCGTTTGTTCAGTAACAGGTACTAGTTCCTGAGTAGTCGGGACGTTGAGCACGGAGCGGATCGTCTGGTGCAGTAGGCACCGCTGCTCCCAATTGAGAACGAGGAACTGACCAGGGACACCAGTCTTGGTGACCCACGGACGGCCGCTCGGGTGACACCGCCCTGCGGTCGGTGCCACGATGACATAGCCACCCTCGCCGCGCGTCTCGACCAGAACACGGACCGGTTGTCGGCCTGGATTCTGTTGCAGCAGAACGCGTTCGTCGGCTGTGTACTCATCCTCGGTAGCCGGCCGGGAGGCGATCTTCTCGTTGCCGGGGACGTCGTGATCGGAGATGTAGTAGAAGAGGTGCAGGCCGCCGGCCGGTGTGACCTCGGAGTACCCGCTGTCCAGAAGCCGACGCCAGATCTGGCTGACGCCGGCCTCCTCGCAGGCCCGGTCGATCAGATTGATGATTTCAGTGGTGTTGGCCCGGCCCTCAAGCTCCAACATCTCCAGGTTGCCGGAGATCTTGCCGCAAATGACCGCGACGCCAGGATCCTGGTAGTAGCCCTGGAACCACATCCTGACGTCCTGCGGCGTGGCGACTTCTCGCTGTAAGGCACTCCACGTGATATATGGTCGCTTTTGCCCGTCGGGTCGAATTGGTACGACGGAACAACCGGCCAAATACCACGGCGCCGCGATGTTGTCATGACTGAAGAAGGACGGAGAAACGGCTTCCTCAGTCACAGCAAGCCTCCTGGAGCAATCAGCGCGAGGGTATAAACGCCAGTAGATGCCAAGACAACCGTGCCCCGGCATGAGGCTGGACTGAAGTGCGGTACCCGTGACTGTAGACCTGAGAGGTTTCCGGCCGCTAGTCCCGTGTGGTCTGTAGGATGTCGTTACTCCTCTTCTCCGGAGCACGTGCGACCCCTGCATCAGCTAAAGCCCACGGGCTGCTGCAGGGGTCGCATCATGTTGCGGAGAGGGGCATTAGAACGGGGGCTGGTCCCCCTGGCCCTGCTGGTAGCCGGCCTCGCGCCGCTCGCGCTCGGCCCTCATCATCGCCAGCATCGATGGGTCCTGCTGCTGGCCGCCATTGATGGGGAACGCTGGAGGCTGCACCGGCTGGTAGTTCGGCGGCACCTGTTGTGGCTGCTGGTATCCCTGCGGCCCTACCTGTTGTGGCTGCGGCGCCGGGAAGGACTGAGCCCATGGATCCGGGGCAGTGGTGTTCGCCCATGGGTCGGGCGACGGCGGTGGCGGAGTCTGCTGATACCCGCCCTGCTGGGCGTAGGCCGGCGCCGGCTGGTACTGGCCAGGCTGCTGAGCCGGAGCGTTGGATGGGCCTCCGTAGTTCGGTGCCTGACCGTACGCGGGCGCCTGCTGCGCTGGCGCCGGGGCAACCGGGGCGAGCGTCGGCGGGGAGAACTGGCTGATGGCGAAGCCCGGGTTCGCGGCTGCCCACTGCTTGGCCCGGTCGATCGCGCCCGGCTCCTGCACGGCGTCGTTGAGGATCCACGGCGCGTTCATGCCGTTCCTGCTGATGCCCTTGCCGAGACGGCCGAGCACCCGCTTGCCGATCCACGGGCGCAGGCTCACGATCAGCTGGGACTGGCGCCACCAGGCGTTGCGGTAGACCTTGCCTACTGCGCCAGTGGCCTCGTCCTGGGCGTCCAGGTCCACGAGGTCACAGACGACAACGTCGCTCTTCTTGCCCGGCTGCGTGAACCGGGTCGGGTGATGGTCGATGTAGCCGATCGGGAAGACGATGAGTAAGTGCCCGGCTAACTGGTCCACGCGAGCAAAGTCGCCCGAAGAATCGGTGACTTGCCCCCATTCCTCTTCACTGAATTGACTCATTGTTTCTTGTCCCCGTTCCTTGTGCTAAGTTTCTGCGCGTGTTTCTTGAGACCGTTTTTCAGGCCACTGTGCCGGAGTCGAGATTCCCGATCAGGTCGCCCTCAGGGGCGAAGGGGGAACTGCTCACGCCGAAGATCGGCGCCACGTCCGCTGTGAGAGAGGACCGGATCTCGGCAGCCTGCGCCTCTGGCTCTGGCTGCTCTTCAACGGTGGCAGGGCGCTGTGCGCTGAGCCGCGCGATCGTCGCTTCGGCCTGCAGCCGCTTCTTTGTCCAGCGCGTCTCGCCATTGATCGCGAGCCTGCGACGGTTAACGGCGGCCGTCATTTCCTCGTGCCAGTCGCTCACCGAATCTCCTTTCATCTACCCGGGCACCCCAGCTGAGATGCGGAGATTTCCGGGTCCATGTCTCGGTTGAACATGGGACACCATACGCAGCCATCCCCGGCGGTGGGAAGTATGGACGCGAAGTTTTCTGGGTGTCGTTCGATGTCTAGATCGATGAGTTGAAAACCGATTCGGTACAGACGATCTAGCGCCTTGGTCGCGATTTCTCGATCATATGGGGCATGCCAGACAAAGGCATCATTCAGCCAGCCGGATCTGGCGAGGTAGACGAGGCAGACATTTTTCACTTCGCGCCCGGCGCGCTCGTGCCCGAGACCGTACAGGTTGATCTGGGTGACGTAGGCAGGAGAGGGTGCCCCACCCCTGTTCAGCTTCTTGATGGTCTCCGCGTTCGTGGTCTTCCAGTCGACCACCGTGCCGGAGGGCACGTGGAACAGGTCCGAGCTTCCCGAGACCATGTCGTTGGGTCGGACCCTGGCCTCGGTGAGCCAGCCGTGGTCGCCCTTCTCCCGCTGATAGCGAGTGATGGCCCGCTCCAACCAAGCATGGATCGAGGTACCGACGATCGCCGGCCACGGGTCTCCCTCCACGTTGACCGGATCAACTCCTGCTATGCGGTAGGCAATGCGTCGGTCGCAGGGATCGCCCACTTCGGACGGACCGATTGCCCGCTGTCTGGATCGCGGAGAAGAGCGCTCATTCCACAGGATGATGTCCTGTAGATCCCTCTTTAATCGGGTGGCGGCTGGATTCGGATCCAGGGCGGCGAAGTCCATATCCATGGCCGGGAAAGGTACTCCACCCATACGACAGAAACACCCAGCCCGCTTACGACAGGCTGGGCGTTTCTATTCGTGCTCTTGCCGGCGACTACTCCTCGGTGGAGTCGGTGCCCTCGGTGTCGTCTTCCTCGGGCGCGACCACGGCGGCGTTCTTGCCCCGAGGCAGAACCAGCCGGCCACGACGAGCGGTGCGGGCGCCGTCCGTCTTGGAGGTGTTGTAGATGCTGAGGATGGCCTCGGCGATGTTGAAGGCGATCAGGCCGCCGTTGATCTCCTGCCGGGTGTGACCCATGCCGATGAGCTTGTTCACCAGCGAGGTCTTGGACATCAGTGCGCGGACCAGGCGGCCCTGGTCGAGGTGCTCGGGAACGAATGCCTTGTGGATCAGGGCGAAGGCCTCGATCACGCGGCCGTCATAGCAGCCGCCCTTGCCGTCCTCGTCGAAGACGTCGTGGACCATCTGGAGCGCCCACTTGAGGCGGTCGGCGCCGCCCGGCTGGCCGTAGATGGCGTCGGCGCGGCCGATCGCCATGAAGCCCCTCGGCGGCTTACCGAACGAGATGCCCAGGCCGTCGAGGATCTCCTTGATGCCCAGAGCCTGCGGCTCCTTCATCGTGAGGCGGGCCTTGAACTGCGCCATGAGGCCGACACTGCGCCGGAAGTTCAGCGCCAGGAACAGCGCCGCCTGCTCCTCGATCTCCAGGTTGTAGTGCACGAGGACCGGCAGCAGTTCGTCGTAGCGCTCCAGTTCGCGCATGATCAGCAGGACCTTGCGCCGCTGCTGACCGTCGAGCAGGGAGTAGGTCTTGACCACGCTCGACCCGTGGCGGGTCTCGCGCGCCGCCGCCGTCAGCGTGCCCAGCGCGGCCGGGTTGAAGTTGGCGACGATCTTGTTGATCTCGGTGGTCTCCTCGCCCCGCTGAATGGTCGGGTCGATGTCGAGTTCGTCGATCGAGAGCCACTCCAGCCGAACGAAGTGGTTCGGGTTGCTGCCGACGAAGCCCCGGCTGATGTCGACCGGGTCGACATCCTCAGTCGACTTGGTCGGTGAGGGGACAGTGAACGGGGTGCTGGTGGCCTTGAGGCTACTGCGAGTCATACGCCCTGCTCCTACTTCTTCTCCGAGAGGCGGGCCGCCGAGATATCCAATCGTCGGCGCATACCGCTGAGTTGCGATAGAACGTGCCCCATGCGCTGGGACAACGCGATGATGTCGTCGTGCTCGATCTTGAAGTTCACGAACTCGGAAGCCTGGGGTCCCACACGTTCCAGGATCTCAACGAGGCTCTCCAACTGCGCCAGCGTCGTTGCTGGAGCCGTTGGGTCGAACCTGATGGGGGAAGCCCGCTTGACGGCCTTCATTGGTTCTTGGCGCATCTTCACGCCAAACATGACCAGTCCCTCGTCTTCGCTGAGAGACCCAGCGATGACTCGTTCGAACAGGGACTTGATGGCGACTCCCTTGAGGAGTTCGCGCGCCGCTTCGCCGCTCGGGAGAGTGGCAAGGACACCGTCTACGAACTTCGGGAAGCGGTCTCGTTCCTTGCGAAGCTTGGACATGGTGTCCCGCAGGATCTTGACCGTTGCCGGCTCTACCTCATAGATCTTTGCCAGATCCAGAAGGAACTGTGAGTACACCGGGTTCCCGGCGCGCTCTCCGATCGCAGCGTTAGTGCGCCTGGTAGCGATTGCGCGCTCCCAGCGAGTTTCGGTCTGCATCGGCTTCAGTACATTGACCCAGAAGTCTAGAAGATCGGGCCAGTCCATCGGCAGACAATCGGGTCGGTTCGGGTGGAACTCGGCCATAACAGTGGCCCAGTTGTCACAGTACGTCACCGGTACATCTGCCATGTGCAGCGCCTTTGCTGCAACCAGACGCCGCGCCCCATCGATCATCAGGAAGTCCCGCTTGATGAGGATTGGCTGTTGGATCCCGTTCTTCTTGATGTCGGCCTTGAGGTCTGCCAGTGGCCCGATCTGGCTGCGTGCCCAGGCCGGATTGGCATGCTCGATGAACTTGATAGCCAGCATCGTCGTCATGATGGCAGCTGTTACCTCCCCTATGCTGATGACTGCTCCGTACAGCCAGAAGCTTAGCTCATGTTCAGTACCTTAGTACTGAACACGTGGATCACGTTACAGGGGAGGGTTCCCGTCGTCAAGTGCTGATGACCACAGCTTGAACGAGATTTACGGTGTGGGGCACAGGACAGGGCTAGAGGATGGAGGGCGCGGATACCTGCGCTTGTTGTGTCGCTCGTCAAGACCCAGCCTTAGTGCAGTTGCTCAATGCTGCGGTATCACTTTCCCGCACATAATGCCCCACACCTACGTAGCGGTGTCCGGATTTGAACCGGAGACCTCCTGGTTATGAGCCAGGCGAGCTACCGTGCTGCTCTACACCGCGTTCAGGACCGTTCCGGTTGCCTGGCAGAGCCCCGGCGTTACCCCTACTGCCACCTAGGGGCGGTCCCTCCCCTGGCCCGCCCAAGGTACTTCGCGGACCAGAAGCTTAACGCCGCTAACGCCCACCGTAGCGGCACCGGCCGGTTTACCTCCTGTGGCAGCAGCTGGGGAGACGGCCACAAACGGAGTTGTAGGGCTGACCGCTCGGGCGCTGACCTCATCCCTCGTGCATCTCGGGGGAAGCGGACTGCTGCTCCGGAACGGCTAGATCGACTGTAGCACAGTCGATCCCGGAAACGTCAAGGGAGCCGCACCACAACTGATACGGCTCCCTTGACTCACGCCCTGCCTCGCCTCACCAAGCCAGGCCTCACCAAGCCTAGCCAAGCCGGACCGAACCCAAGAATCCAAGCGTACTCTAAGTCGGTTCTTGATCTCTAACTGAACCATTAGTACTATTTACGGGTGTCATTAAGTCTGCAAGACCGCGTTGCCCTATTGCCTGCCCCCGATCGCAAGGCCTGGCTAGCCGCATTATCTGACGAACTGATCGAAGAAATTGTCAGAGGCGATTGGTGGTGGGTTGCTCGCCCTGAGCAAATCCCGCCGGAAGTTGGCAATTGGTTCGTTTGTTTGGCATTGGCCGGGCGTGGTTGGGGGAAGAGCCGCTCCGGTTCAGAATGGATTGTCGATCGCATCTTGAAGAATCCATTCGACCGCAGCGGAATCCCCACCGAATGGCTGGTCATTGCTGAAACCCTCTCCGATGCCCGCACCATCTGCATGGAGGGACCGGCCGGCATCCTGAACGTGCTGAATCGGCGGAAGATCAAATATCGGTACAAGATGAGCCCTCGTCCGATGGTCGTCTTCGAGGACGGGGCGAAGATCTACACCGAGGGTGCTGATGACCCGGACGTTGGCCGTGGTTATAACGCCTCTGGCGCCTGGCTGGACGAGATCTGCAAGTGGAAAACGCCAAAGCGTAGCTGGTACGAGGGCATCCTGCCGTCGCTGCGTGCTGACCTGATAGCTGACCACCCCAGGGCATTCGTCACAACGACACCGAAGCCGATCGATATCTTGCAAGAATGGGTCGAGCGCCAGGGTGACGAGACCGTCCACATTATCCGTGGCTCCACATTCGACAATGCTAGGAACCTGTCCCCGCTCGTTATCGAGGAATTGAAGCGGCGGTACGAAGGTACTGCGGTCGGTCTTCAAGAGCTTTATGGCGAGATTCTTGAGGCCTTTGAAGGGGCTCTGTTCAGTCGGCTAGATATGGAGAATTACCGGCTGCAGACCGTTCCGGATGACCTGGTCGCCACGGTAGTCGGTGTTGACCCGAGCCTCACCGGCGAGGACGACGAGATGGGCATCGTGGTCGTGTCCAGAGATGCACTGAAGCATATGTATGTCATCGCGGACCGGTCCATCATGTCGGTTGGCCGGGCCGCTGCTCTGGAGGCCTGGCGCATTGCCGCCGAGTACAACGCCGATAAGCTGATCGTGGAGGACAACCTCGGCAAACGGTGGATGGAGCAGGTGTTCCGGGACGCCTACTTTGAGCTAGTCGGACAAGGTGTCTTCCCGCAGCACACTCAGCCACCAATGGTCCGTATCGACTCGAAGCTCGGAAAGCGGACTCGTGGCGAACCAGTAGCGATGCGTTCCGAGCAGGGGAGACTGCACCTGGTAGGCCGCTTCAAGGAGTTGGAAAACCAGATGGCGACCTTCACGGCCTGGGGTACCCGTGAGTCCCCAGACCGCCTCGACGCCCTGGTCCATGCCTGTCGCTTCCTGATGGAGGGTGAGAAGAAGGAGGTCCGGATGTCCAGCCCGGCCGACGTGCTCTCTACGACCCTCCGGGATCTGTGGAATGAGTCGTCGTCGTACGGGGGCTTCTACGGGAGCTAAGTTCCAGTGCCGGCCTAGCGTCCTCCAGCGCCCAATCCAACTGGCCCAGGTGGTACGGAGAGCATTTACCCTCGTGACTGAGCCCCGCGAGGATCTTGGTGACGTTGCGGTGCAGGGTCTGCAGGTCTTCGGCCGTGGCTTGGTGGTTGGCCTGCTCGATGTCGAGAGCCGTCTGCAGCCCGGAGACCCGCTCCAGCGCTCTCCCATAGCGCTCCTCCAAGTCCTCCAGCATCCATGCCTCGCGACCCTGCGCTGCGCGCACTACCTCGTGCCAGAACTCCTTCCACTTCATCAGCAGAACTCCACAGTCTTGAAGCGGAAGCCCTCCGCGTCGCGCCACTCCTCGTGCGCCGGAAGCTGGAAGATGCTTCGGCGGATCTCCTGGTCCTCCTTGTACCGTTCCTCCGGTGTCGGCCCCGCCAGCGCGTCGACCCACTTGACCGGATCGAGGATGCAGGTGCCGTACTCGTTCTTGAGGAACCCGTCCCTGGTGTCGAACACCTTGCGCCAATCGTTCCGCGACAGGACCGGGTAGCCGAACGGGGACTCGTGGCTGTAGCCCCACTCGGGGTGCTCGTCGTCCGACAGCTGGTGCCGGTACGCCCGAAAGCTGAACGTCCAGCCGCCAGAGGACTTGCCGACATGGATGGTCTCGTACCGCCCGCAGTGATCGCAAGGCGAGTCAAGCCAAAAGAAATTAGTTCCCATGGATACGTTCCAACTCCTCGTAGGTGATCCAGCCGCCGCGCCGCAGCATTTCCTCCGGGCGCCCATAAACATCTGTCGGCCAGGACCGGGCAAAATCATCGCTCCTGGTGACCAGGTAACTGTTACCCGGTTCATCTATCAGCATCTGTGACAGGTTCAGGTTGTATCGCCCGTTGTGGCTCCAGTAGCAGCTGTAGACGGTCCACTTGAAATCGTCATCGCCGTCTTCGCTGACCGAGATATGGATCTTGTCTCCAGCCCGAGGCTGGAACTGCGTACGCATATCCCGCATCCACAGAGTGTCGACCCGCGCGCCGCCGGTCGGATTTGGGTCCCGAACCGTTAGCCACATCCGAACTGTCGGTGTAGCCGGGAACGGCATTCTGAATCCGCCCATCGTCATCCCATTCCTAGATCTGTTCGGGTGCCACGCTTCGGGCGCCCGGCGTCCCATTCGGTGATCTCACCGGCCCGGGACTTGAGCCAGAAGTAGCAGCCTTGCACTGTGCCGTCCGGGTCCGGGAACGGATGCTTCGCGTACCTTCCGCCAGGCCTGGACTCGCGGAGGTACTTGGTGACCGAGGCCGGCGCGATGCCAGCGCCGATCAGCCGGCCGACGTCTTCAGTGTCCATCAGCAGTCCCTCGGCGCCGTGGTTCGATGTTGCCATTGGTCCCCCGGGGGTAAAGGGCGGCCCCGAAGGACCGCCCTGATCGCTGTTACTTGCCGGCCTTGACCAGGTCCCGGTTGGCCTGGTGCGCGAAGTCCAGGCACCGCAGCGCGGCGGCCTCCATCTCGAAGGCCGTGTCGCCATCCTGGATGACCTGCGACGCGGAGGTGACGGCCTGCATCACGCCACCGGTGGTCAACTGGCCACCCTGAATGAAGTGGGCCAGGATGATGTCTCGCTGCGCCTCTGTGAAGCCGGCCTGCTTGCTGACCCTGGCGATCACTTCCTGCGGCGCGGCACCGATCTTCTCGGTGGCCTTCTTCGTCAACTTCTCGACCTGCGCGGTGACGTACTCCTTGTCCAGGAACGTCCGTACGGTGTCGGCGGCCTGGGTGACGATCAGCGCCAGATTGGCCTGCTGGGTCTCCTTCGACCATCTGACGACGCCCTCCCCCAGCTTGCCGCCCAGGTGTGCCTTGCGGATGCCATCCGCTGTCAGCTGCAGGCCGTTGGTGCATACACCGACCGTGAGGCGCGGGGTGAGGGTGTAGGCGCCATCACCGGTCTCACTGTTGGTGAAGACGAAGCCGGCGAAGACGACCTCATCGGTCACCTTGTGGCCCTCGCGGTCGGCGGCCTGACGCAGCTGGTCCGGCACCCAGCCACGAGCCACGCTGCTGCCATCGAACGGGTTGCGATAGTTCTTGAGGAACTCCGGCGCGTAGACGGCGATCTCGGGTACCGAAACCCGGACGACCATCCGGCGCTCGGTTAGGTCGGCGTCGATCACCATGCGACGCGGATCCACGCCAGCACCTCGAATGCCCTCCAAGACGGCCAGCAGCACATCGATGTTGTCGATGGTCTTGTACTGGTCCGACAAGAAGGCGCGGAGTAGACCCTGGTGCTGATCGTCGCTGCGCAGGAAGCGGAGCAGGAAGGTGCGCTTCTCGTCGCGCAATACCCGGTTCAGGACCGAGGCGTAGAGGTCGGGCATGGTGTTGCGAGCCTGACGCAGGAACTTAATCGGAATACCGGCCGGGAGGTTGAGTTTCTCGCTGAAGCCCTCGTCCGCCACGGAGGTCGGGTCGTAGAGACCGTTGACGTCGGTCACGCCGTCGTCGAAGAGCACCGGCTCGGCGATGCCCGACAACTGCAACTGAGCGTCATCGGTGAACCGGAAGGACTGGGCGCCAGCAACGACGTCGAAGGCCCGGGTGCGCTGCGAACTGAGGACCTCGTTGAGCCTCTTCAGGTCGGCGTAGCGGAGGTTGTCCGTGTTGGGCAGGGTTGTGCTGGTCATGATGTCTCCTTGTCGTGGTGACCCGGACACCGTGTCCCGGTCACGTGGACAAAGTTAGCTCGACCCAGAATCCGGTGTCAAGCGTTTCCTCGAAAATTTACCTAGCCCAGAATCCCCACGGATCCGCGAGGATCTCGTCATGGATGTCGAGCCAGGCGTACTGCGGTGGACGTGGCGCTGGCACTGCACGCTTCAGGCGGCCGACGTGGCAGGCAACGGAATGCTGGTGCCTGGAGCCGGGATCCCAGACACCGGCGCCCTCGCATGGCTCCCCCGGTACTGCCGGGCAGACGGGGCACTGGACGGTGCTGGCTAACTCCCGATCGATCCGCTCCGCATCGGCGACCAGATCCTTCATCGCCGCCCGGTCAGCATTGGTCAGCTGCTGAACCATTTGCCGTCCTTCATAACCCTGGCGGGAATGGCGTCCCAGCTGTACTGGTCCCCGTCGTCCGGAGCCTGGACCCAGCGCTTGCTGGGCAGGAGTTGCGCAAGCTCCAGGCCGCGCCGAAGTTCGTCCGGCGTGACCGGTTTCCGGTTCCGAGACTCCAAGGTGATCCACAGGTCGTTCTTCCCTTGGATCTTGGCCTCGTACCGGTAGTACGGATCGTTATGCCACGGGTCGTGGATGTCGATGATCAGGGTGCAGTGGTACCGGACGTAAGGTATCGGCTCGTCCAGCGGGAACCCGTCCAAGTACAACGGCGGAGAGGCGAGCCAGATCCAGGACCAGGCCTGCCGACTCTTCCGTGCCCCCATCATCCGAACCGGTCGTGGGATGGCCTGGGTCGCCGGCACCTTCAGGTGGGTCGACACCTCTTCGATCAGAGGTAAGTAGTCGGGGTGACCAGGCAGGTCTGGGAAGACGTCAGGCATCGGCCTCTCCGAACAGTTCATCGATGTCGTTCTCGATGCGGATGAGCGCCTGTCGTAGGCGCCCGACATCCGAACGCAGGTCCATCACCGATCGCGCGACCTTGCTGTCACGGTTCTTGAGAGTGGCTACCTCAGCCCACAGCGCCGCGATGTCTGCCCGCAGACTCTTGTTCAGGTCAACCAGTTGCTGGCGTAGTTCATCGGTATCAGTAGGAAGTGCTTGGTCCGGCAACTCTGTCAGGTCGGGCACGCAGCAAGGGTACCCCTGCTGAGTTGGGCGCCGTCAACTGCCGTCGAGCCAGTTCTGCCAGATTTCATGCATCCGTTCGTCACCAAGGGTGCAGCACACGCGACCGACCGCGTGCAGCCGAGCGTTGAGGGCCGGAACCGTCCGGGCATCAGGAGCGATCTCGTGGACGAAGATCTGCATCATCTCCATGGAGGCGCAGATCCCATCAGCATGAAGAAGAGGGGCGGGCGCCCAGTGCCGGGCGCACCAGTGCTCGTTGCTCTCGATGTCGTCGAGAAGCGGGCGAAAGCGGTCGAACCATGCGGTTGCGATCAGAGCCACTGTCATTGGCCGCCAGCCTCCAGGGACGCGTGGACGCAGGCTTCGCGAGCAGTGAGCAACTTGCGGAGGCCGGCGGCTAAGGCTGGACTCTCAGGGATGCGGAAGACCAGTTCGGTGGCGAGCACATGGAAGAGGTCGCTGACGCCCCGATGGGGCTCAGGTAGATGGTCGTACCCGTGGAACTGGCGGAGGATGTCGGCCGCCGCCGTGTGCTGGTGATGCCCCGCGTCGTTCATGACGACACGGTAGATCAAGGACTCGGAGCGCACCAGCCCGTGCCGCGCGTCCGCTGCGTGCCGTCCTGCAGGTCGAGGGTCGCAAGTAGGCGCTCGGTATTGGCCTCGACCTCGTCCACTAGGCCGTGCACCCAGGGCTCGATCGCCACGCCACTGTCCACATCGAAGTCATCGCGGTGGGCGTCCAGGTAGTCGCGCCTGGCCTGCTCCGTCGCGGGGTCGCCGGGTTCCATGTATTAGCACTCCTCAATGTCATTTGCGTATAGAGGAATTCTACACCCGATATCTCGGGTGCCGATAATGGTCCTATTCGGCTCTTCGCTTAGAGATGGTCTTGCCCTTAGGATTAGACCATGGTATGGGCGGCACTAGTTCTTGTCACGATAGCGGTTGCTCGATTAACACGGCTAGTGGCCACTGATGTAATCATGCTGCCCCTGCGTCGTTGGGTGGTCAACAAATGGGGTGAGGACTCGGCTATGTCCTACCTCATCCACTGCAGTTGGTGTTCGTCTATGTGGATTGCGGCGCCCGGGGCAGTGCTCTGGGCGTTCCTCATGCTGCCGACGAAGGACTGGTGGCTCGCCGTCCCAGCAGCTTTGGCCATGTCCTACGTAACCGGTCTTCTGTCTCAGTTGGAGGAACGCTGATCATGGCCTTCGGACGTAAGGCGCTGACCGCTAGCGCAGAGACAAAAGCGCAGCAGCCTAAGTCCCTCGTTGCCTCCGCAATCCGGACCAGTCTTTCTGACCTTTCATACAACCTGTGGAAATTCAGAGACGAAGGATGGCAGCGGGAGCTATGGCGTTTTTACGACATCATTCCTGAGTTCGCGTTTGCCGCTCGTTGGGTCGGCGCCTGCTGCTCTCGTGTCCGTATATATGTCGCCGAGGTCGACAAGCTGGGCCGGGTCCAGGGAGAGGTCAAGGACAGCCGGGTCAACGCGCTAGCTGACTCGCTACTCGGCGGTCCCGCCGCGAAGGCAGAGGCGCTGCGCAGCCTGGGCATCAACCTCAGCGTGGCCGGCGAGTCCTACATCGTCGGCAAGCCGGGGGACCCGAGTGGCGAGACCAGTGACAGTCCCCGTGACGAGTGGTTCGTGCTGTCTCCCTCCGAGATGCGCCGTGTGAACGGTTCCAACGGAGAGATGCAATGGGCCTGGTACATGCCGGACGGCAGCGCCTGGAACATCGACATCAAGCAGAACGTCATCACCCGGGTCTGGACGCCGCACCCCAACCGGTACTGGTGTGCCGACTCTCCAGCCCATGCCTGCCAGATGATCCTGCGAGAGTTAGAGCAGCTAACCAAGTACATCTTTAGTCAGATCGATTCGCGTCTTGTCGGCGCCGGTCTGATGATCATCCCGAACAACGTCGACATGCCGCTGGAGCCAGGCACCACGACACCCAGCGACTCGCTGATGGTCCGGTTGGCCAAGGCCGGTGCAGCGAGCCTGCGAGGTGAGGGCTCCGCCCTCGGCGTCTTACCGAACATCGTCGAGTCTGACAACGCAGAGGGCTGGAAACTCCTGACGTTCGAGAGCCAGCTATCTCAGCAGGCGATGGACCTTCGCAAGGAGGCGGTCAACCGGCTCGGTGTCGGTCTCGACATGCCCCCGGAGGTCCTGCAAGGTACCGGCGACGCGAACCACTGGAGCGCCTACCTGATCGACGGCCAGGGCATCAAGGTGCACATCGAGCCCCTGATGAACCGGATCTGCGACGCGCTCACCAAGGCATACCTCATCCCCGCGCTACGCATCATGGGCAAGGACCCGTCCAGGTACACCTACGCCTACGACACCTCTCCCCTGCAGCTGCGTCCCCAGCGATTCCAGGATGCCCTGAATCTGTACGACAAGCAGGTCATCTCCGCGCAAGCGCTCCGTGAGGCTGGCTACTTCAAGGAATCCGATTCCCCAGACGTCGATGAGGACATGGAGCGGTTCTTCCGCGAACTCATCATGCGCAACACTGAACTGCTGCAGAACGAGGCGATCCGTGAAGCGGCCGGCGTCCCGCAGGACATTGTCTCGCAGGAAGACATGGTCGCGGCGTTGCCACCGGAGATGGGTGGGCCACCGCCACCGGACCAGGCTGGGCTGCCCGGCCCGAATGGCGAGTCCCTCGGAATGAATGGGCCGCCGCCACCGCCACCGCCACCGCCGACCGGCGTCAAGTCAGCGCTTCCGCCGCCGATCCCGGACTCCATCAACTCGCCGAACATGGGCTCACAGCGTGGCATGCCGACCGCCCCGACCGGAATTCAAGCCTCGGCTGCCGACCGGCGGCAGATGGAAGAGATGGCCGTGGTCGTCGTGGCCGAAGCAACCGTCCGCCGAGGGCTGGAGCTTGCCGGCAAGCGGCTGCTTGACCGAGATACCCGAAACCAGTTCCGGGACGTACCTGCTCATGAGTTGCATACCAGGATAAAGGTGGAGGACCAGGCGCGAGTCGCCCGGTTGCTCTACGGAGCTTGGGATCAACTACCGGCCCTCACCAGCCTGGTTGCCAGCAGCTTCGATGCCGATCCGTTACGTATCTGCCTGGAGCGGTACTGCTCCCATCTCCTACTGACCGGGACGCACCACGTCCCCGAACTCCTGCTCGAACGCCTTCGTAAGGAGGGCGTGGTCAGTGCCATCTAGCGACGACGCGGAGCAGTCGATCTACCGGGCGGTCAAGGGCGGACTGCAGCGGTGGCTCGGTCGTGCCCGTGATGTCGTGATGGCCCCTTGGCGACTTGGTCAGCACCAGCCGAACCCGAGCGCCATCGACTCGGTGAAGCCGGCGTGGCAGGCCGAGGTGGACCGGATCCTCGGGGCGATGGACCCGGCCACCCGGGAAGGCTGGGTCGCCGCCAACCTCCCGGGCGACCTAGATCCCCACGACCCGTATATCCAGGCGAACCTCGCACTGACCAAGAACCTCCTGATGCGGATTCCCGATGACGTTCACTCGCTCGTCGCAGCCGCGATCATCAAGGGTGTCAACTCCCAGCTGACCACGGCGCAGATCGCCGACAAGGTACAGAACATCCTCGACTACACCGGCTCCGAGGATTGGGACGGGCGAGCGCGCCTGATCGCCGCCACCGAAGTAAACAGACATTTCAACTCATCGATGTTAGCGCATGGACTGCTGCTGGAAAAGGGCGGACGCCGCGATCTGCAGAAGCGGTGGGACACGCGCATGGATGGAAAAGAACGCGCGGCGCATCACCTCGCCAACGGTGACACGAAGCCGTTGGGTCAGCCATTCCTGGTTGGCCAAGAACCATTGCTCTTCCCCTGTGACCCCAGGGGCAGGCCCGACAATGTTTGCAATTGTCGATGCGAATTGAGAATCCTCGGAGGGAATCCGTAATGGGTGTCAGGTTCAAGGGGCTTATCGCGCCTACGGACGTTCCGACCGGGGACGGCCGCATGTTCAAGGCCGGCGCAGGTCGCCACCGGCCACTTCCTATCCCGCTCATGGCTCAGCCGCAGTCCGGTGGTCACGCCGGAGCCACTCCGGTGGCCATGATGGACAAGATCTACCCCGGCCCTGGCGGGTACTGGGCTGAGGGCGACTTCCTGGATCCCACAATGGTTCCGGAAGTCCCGAAGGCCATGTACATGATGCAGAAGAAGGCCGTCGGACCATCGGTCGACTTGGACCGGGACTACACCGTCCAGGCCATGCCGCACCCGACCCGTCCCGACAAGAAGGTCGGGATGTTCACCGAGTTCAACATCATCGGTGCGACCCTCGTCCCGATGCCGGCGTTCTACCAGGTGCACATGTGCCTGGTAGACCCGAACGAGCAGGAGAAGAGCCTGCTTGCGTCGGCCGGTGTCGACTTCAGCCAGTTCTTCACCGACCCGGAGGCATTCGCCAACGAGTTCGGTATGGAGGAACTGCTCGGCGACATGCTCGGCGGGCCGCCGGCCCCCGACGCCGCTGACGGTGCGCCTGCGATGCCGATCGTCATCCTGGGCTCGGATGATGCCTCAGCCCCTGCGCCGAGCATCCTCGGACCGAGCGCTGCAGCCGGCGTCTCGAAGTTCGCGCCAGCGCAGATGGGCCTGGAGGGGGCGACCACCGTTGCCTCGATCCTGCAGAAGCTGCTGTTCTGCCACACCGACTTCTTCCTGGCGCTGAAGCACGCGCACTGGAATGTGGTCGGCGATGACTTCATCAGCGTCCACCGGCTCATCGACGAGTGGGCGGACATGGCTGAAGGGATGGCGGACGACTGCGCCGAGCGCGTCGCCACCCTTGGTGCCTCGCCCACGGACTGCGCCGCAGCCATCGTGGCCAACCGTCCCGCCGGCTACGCGGACTACACCCTGGGTAAGTCCGACACGCAGAATCACCTGCGAATGCTGGATGGGCTATTCACGAATCTGGCCACCGAAATTCGAGGTGCAATTACCGCTACTCAGGGCATGGATCCGATTTCTCAGAACATGCTTCTGGGTCACGGGGAAAAGCTCGAACATCAGCAGTGGTTCTTACGCGCCCACCTGGAGAACAACGCCGGGGAATTGAGCTAAGAGAGGCTATTGTCAATGTCTGACGAATCGCAGCAAGCTTCCTTTTCGGAACTTGATGAGGCAGAATGTGGCTGTAGTGTCCCCGGCTTTGAGAATGTTTCAGAGCACAATTCGCAGGGGATAGTTCCTGAGCCAGGAGCGGTTATGCAGCCCATAACATCAACAACCCTGACTGTCGGGAGCGATGTGCGCCCGACCAAGGTTACGTTCGACTTTGGGCCAGCCTCCGGCTCCCCATTCACGCTGAACACGACCACCAATAACTCCGCCTCGTCCGTCACCTATGACGATGACGAGGAAGCGATGGCGGGCAAGGCGGCCAAGGCGAAGCCCTACGGCGATGTGAAGTACGCCGACCCGGGCTACCGCGACGGGACGAAGCGCTACCCGATCGACACGCCGGAGCACGTCCGTGCCGCCTGGGCATACATCAACATGCCCAAGAACGCGGCGAAGTACAACGAGGAACAGCTGAAGGAAATCAAGGCCCGAATCGAGGCGGCAGCAAAGCACCATGGAGTGGAGATCACTGAATCGTCGTCGGGGGAAGCTTCAGTGGTTCTGGCGGGTGAGGACCCAGCGGCCCTTCTCGCCGGGGCAGCACCACTTCAGCCGCCGGCCAGTTGGTTCACCAACCCCGGGCTGGCCGCACCCACCAAGATGACGATCACCGAGGACGGCCGCGTCTTCGGTCACCTCGCTCTGTGGCGGGTGTGCCACGTCGGTATCGGCAACTCCTGCGTGATGGCGCCGAAGACGCACATGGACTATGGCGTCTTCAAGATCGGCAACGTGGTCGCGGACAACGGAGCGCACATCCCGGTCGGCAAGCTCGTGATGGGCTCCGCGCACGCCAACGCCCAGTGGGGCGTCATGCCGGCGCGGGACTTTTACGACAACACCTCGATGACCGCCGCCGTGGTGACAGTCGGCGAGGACCGGTTCGGTATCTGGTACAGCGGCGCGCTGACCACGAACATGACGCCGGAGAAGACGGCCGAGCTTCGCGCTTCGGCAGTGTCCGGCGACTGGCGCACGGTCAACGGCAACCTCGAACTGATCGCGGCGCTCGCGGTCAACTCGCCCGGGTTCCCGATCTACCGGGAGTCTGGCGGCCGGGCATTCAGCCTTCAGGCCGTGGGCGTGCTCGAAAACGACGAAGGGGAATTCATGACGGAGCCAGAGGTCGAGGAGACCACGCTCGTAGCCGGTGCTGCACCCGAGATCGACGAGGAGAAGCAGGCCCGACTGGAGCGCCTCCGTGCGATCGATGGCGACGTCGCTCCGCCTACTGGAATCCAAGCTGGCGCTGCGCCGGTCGACGAGAAGAAGTCCCCAGCGGACCGGCTCAAGGCTATCGACGCCGACCAGGAGAAGAAGCAGCGCAGCAAGCGCATGGACCGCCTCAGCGCCATCGATGGCGACCGGGCACAGTTCTCGGACTACCGGCCAGTGCAGAACAGTCCTGACACCTCGCTCGGCATCTACCAGATGGTGGGCGTACCGAACCGGCTTCGCCGGCTGCCAGACGAGCAGGCGGAGGACGTCGACTTCAGCCAGGACGCTGAAGAGGCAGACGCTAACGCGTAACAAGCACTAGTTCCACAACATCACAGCGACCCCCGAGGGTAGGTACCGGTGGCCAAGCTCAGGCGTATCTTGCGAGTGGCAAGAGGCGTTGGTGGCGAAGGACTTCGCTTGGCCGCCGGTAACCGTGCTGTCCAGCGTGGTCTCCGTGGTGATGTCTATTCGACCGCGCGCACCGAGCAGCGTCTCGGTGCGCTGGCCTCTGCGACCGAGCGCCGTATCGCTGCCTGGCGCAGCGGTGCGATGGAGGGCAAGATCCGCCGGGTCGGTGGCCGATTCGCCCCGACCGGCGGAGCCTCGTCCCAGCGCGGTTGGATGGGGCGCTCGATCGGAACCACTGGTGCCGGCGCGGCGGCTCGTGGGATCGGCGGCCGTGGTCCTGCCGGCTTAAACCCCGGTGCCGCGATGCGCCCTGGTGGTGGTGCCGGCGGCATCGTCACCCGGGCCGCCGCCTCGGTTACTGGAGAATCCGCTCCAGAAGCGCCGCTGACTCGCGCCGGCCGGGTCGTCCTGACCAAGAAGCTCGCGCCACATGTCGATGTCCGTGGCTACATGCCGCGTACCGTGCACCAGGCCGTGGTGAACCCGGATGGCAGCCCGGTGATCGACGAGGCCACCGGTCAGCCGATGACCCGCGAGGTCCGGTCGATGACCAAGGGCGCGCAGCGCCAGGTCGAGGGCATCCTGGAGCACTTCAATCCGGCTACGGATAAGAAGCCCGCTGAAGGAAAGCTGTCTGAGGGATTCAGTTCTCCCGAAGCGGCTGTGACTCACCTGGCTGCCGAGGGGCGCCGCCGGGGCCGGCGCATGACGAAGCAACAGCGTGATTCTGTGCAGAAGGTCATGAACGACCCGAGCCCAGAGGGCCGGGCTGCCTTCGACCAGATGCAGCACTCGGCGCAGGACCCGGGCGTCTCGACCCTGGGTGGCAAGAACTCCGAGTACCACCAGATCGACCAGCGGCACTACCTGCCGCATGGCGTCGTGGTTCCCAAGGGCCTGACGAAGGAAGAGACGGCCGACTTCCTTCGGCGCAACCAGAAGGAGATCTCGCCGGACCTGGTGCACGTCCAGCGTGCGATGCGCCCAACGACGCAGGACTACATCCTCAACACGATGCTGCGGCCTGAGGAACTTGGCATCGACTCCAAGGACCCGGCGTCGATGGACAACGTCGACAGCATGGTCGGTTGGCGAGTGGCGCACGACGGCTTTCTGTCCACCAAGATCGGATCGATGTACTCGGCCCCCGAGCTTCAGCAGGAAGGGCACGGCGGACCGCAGATCCGTGTCTCTCTGCTGGCGCCGGCCGGTACCCGGGCTGTCATCCCCGGTAAGGGCAGCGACCGCGTCCTGCTCGACCAGCACACCCCATACCGCATCACGAACGTCACCACGGAAACGGACGGCAGCAAGACGCTGTGGGCCGTCGTCTCGCCGCACGAGAAGGGCATCGAGACTCCGCTCGGTATCGGCGGCGGAAAGGTCGGTGTCCGCAGTGGACTGACCGAGGGCCAGATCGGTCAGATCAACCACAACATCGAGCACAACCCAGAGATCAAGGCTCTGAACGACAAGCGGGAGGAACTGGGACTCCCCCGTATCCGGCCGATCAACCCACGTGGCGCTCGTGGTCCTGTGCGCGCTATCCGTGGCGAGCACGTTCCGCAGCTGACCCGGACTACCCGCAAGAAGGTGCTCGCCAAGGCTCGGGCGCGTGGCGTCCAGCGCAAGGTGGCCAGGGAGCAAGCGCTCACCGGTCTCGGCTGGAGGAAGGTCGAGGGAACTGGTGCCGGTAGCGGTAAGCCGGCGCAGTACCAGATGCTCGGGGGCCACCGTCGCGCCCTATCCATTGACGAGATGCTCAAGCCCAACTGGAACGAGAAGAAGGGCGACTGGAGCGCCAAGGGCAAGGGCTCGCTGCTGCAGCAACTGATCGACCGCAATGACCGGCACCTAGTGAAGTTCCTCGGTCGCGGTGACCTGCAGGGCGTGACTCCTGAGCACGTTGCCGAGCGGCTGCGCAAGTTCGACGAAGAGAGCGTCGGCAAGCCGGCCCGCCGCGCACTGCGCAACCTGGAGCAGCCACCTGAGGTGGCTGCTCGCAAAGTAAAGATCCCGAAGGATAACAAGGTCTTTCAGGCCTGGCAGCAGGCGCGCGGCGACAAGCCGAACGCGACCGTCTGGATCGATGACCTACGCAAGGCGCCAGCACTCAAGGGTCTGAGCCGCGCGGAGCAGAACTCTGAGATCAAGAGCGCGATGGACGCCGGCTTCTTCCGGGGTCACACCGCAAGCTCCGCCAGTCTGGGCAACAAGGTGAGCCCAGGTGCACTGGAGCACGAGGGTAAGGCGATCCACCTCCTCCGCCCAGTCACCGCGCCGCCACCCAAGGGTGGGCGCAAGGTCGTTGTCCCTAAGGGCAACATGGGTCCGAAGGGCATCACTCCGTCCACAAAGGAGGAGCGGCAGGCTCGCCTGGCCAGCGTCGAAAAGCTGGCACCGGTCTCCGACGAGAAGTTCGCGACGGTTGCCGATAAGGCCAAGAAGGGCTACCACGTCCAGTACACGGACGAGAACGGCAAGAACCGGATCGGCGACATCCTCTCCATCGACCCGAAGACTCACCGCGCCCGGGTGCAGTGGCGCACTGACCCATCGAAGCGGATCGCCAACGACCCGACCGAGGAGCACGTCGACCTCACTGACTCCAAGTTCAAGCTGGACAAGGAGATTCAGCGGTACCGGGACGCCGCAACCGGCCAGTACGCATGGCGCGTTGGTCCGACCAAGCGCGGCACGTCTGGCGAGGAGGCGATGGGCGCCCGCGTCCTGACCCCCAAGGAGCGAAAGAACGCTGAAGCAGAGGCAGAGAAGGTCCGCGCCTCTGCGACCAAGGAGACCGAGCAAGAGAAGGCCATCGACAAGGAGCTTCAGGACCAGAAGTCGGCCCGTCGTAGGCTTCGTCGGCAGAAGGTTCTGGAGAACGAGTTCGTCGGTGGTGAGGGCCGTGAGCCGAAGAACACCGACACCATTGTGGACACTACGCCACGGAGCCGGTTCGGCAAGGCCTCGTCTACCGAGGAACTGCTCGGTCGCGAGGGGATCGGCAACGAGGACAAGCGCCTACGCCCGACGCGTGTTGGCGAAGTCCAGGGAGTCGATAAGACCGGGAGGATGGAGGTCTCCTGGCGTGTCTATGACGACAAGGGTCAGATCTCCAAGTACGAGACCGAATTCATTCCGAAGCACAGCAAGGATCCGGAGAATCCGGGCTGGGGCGACGTCGGTCGGACTAAGGACGGCCGTGCTTGGCTGCGCTTCCGGTTCGAGGCCAGCGCCGACCGTGAGCGCCGGGAGACGGCAGCCAAGGCCGCGCAGCAGAGCGCCAAGGACAAGGCGCGCATGCGTGCGCTGTCTGGGCACGAACACGTAGAGAACCCTGAGTTCCATGGACCTCGTGGGGCCAGTAGCCCAGAGGCCCGCCAGGCAGCCGTTGATGAGATCCTCGGGCACCTTACTAAGCTGGGTACTCAGGATGACGCCGAGCACCGGAAGTACGTCCAGAGCCTGATCGATGGCGTCCTTCGTCGAAGGGGCGCCGGTGCTGTTGTTTCGCGGGTTCGCGATGAGCTAACCGGCAAGGAAACCAAGGCGCACATCGACGTCATGAAGGACTCCGAGGCCGGAGACTGGGTCGGGGCGCCACGCCGCGCGGAACTGGCTAACAAGCTGGAGAAGGACCTCCAGGAGCTTCGCCGCATCATGGGCGGCCGTGGGGTTTCCCGGATCATCGGTACGAGGGAGCAGCGCGAGCGCAAGGGCAAGGAGCGCGAGGCCCACCGTCTCGCCCTGATCGAGGCGATCAAAAAGGGCGCCCAGTCCCTGCTCGATGCTCGTACCAACCGCGAGTCCGAGGTCGCCAAGGAAGCCGAGAAGATCTCGGGCGCCACGGGCAAGAGCCGTGAGGAACTGAAGCGAGCACGCACCGCTGAAGCCATCACCAACCCGGAGGACTACGCTCGCCGGCTGCGGGAGGCGCCGCCCAGCGAGTGGGAGAACATGCTGGACTTCATGGGTCTTGCCGCGACCCATCCGGCTGCCAATGGTGAGAAGGTCACGCTCACCCAGCCATATCTGGCTGTTGCCAAGCACTTCGGGTACCACGACACCACCAAGACGACCACACTCAAGATCCGTAAGCACATCATCGCCGCTCTTCAGCGAGAGCGCGGCATCACGGGTGAAGAGAAGACCGGCACTCGGGTCGTCCGGACGCCGGCTGGTGCTGTCGAACTGAAGGGTGCCACCCCAGCCGAGCGGCGTGCCGAGATCCTGACCCACATCCGGGAGCACGGCACTGGTGAGCCGCAGACGGCTTCCGAGCTTGGGCTCGGCAAGCACAGCATGCAGCTGACCATTCTGGCTCGGGAGGGGCACCTCCAGAAGCACGAGGGAACGCCAGCCCGGTACACGCTGGCGGAGAAGGCGGCCAAGCCAGCCGTCAAGACGGCGGTCAAGACGACCCCGGCCCCCGCTGAACCGAAGCCGGCTGCGGCCACCCGCCCGGTCAAGGCTGTCGGTCGCGGCGCCAGGGCGGCTGTCCCGAAGCCTGCCGAAGCTGCGCCAGCCGAGCAGCCTGCTGAGACCAAGCCTCTTGAGCAGATGCTGGTTCGGGATCTCAACGCCCGCCTCATCGCGCTGCAGATCCCTGGCCGCACGAAGTTTAAGACCCCGGACGAGAAGCGCGCAGCTATCCGTGCTGAGGAGGCACGACTCGCGGCTGGCGGCGAGCCGCACGTTCCGGTTCGCGGCGTGAAGAAGGTGACTTCGACACCTGCTGCCGAAGAGAAGAAGATCGCCAAGGCTGCCGTGAAGAAGGCGGCTGCACCTGCCGAGAAGCCCGAGTCGAAGGCCTCCCTGTACCGACGTGCCACAACTGCTGGTATCAAGGGCCGTTCGCGGATGGACGCCGAGGAGCTTGCGGCTGCGCTCGCCGAGCACGAGAAGCAGCACGGCATCACGACCACGACCAGGCCGGCTCTGGTTTCTCGGGGCCGTACCGTGGCCCCTCGTAGCGCCGTGGCGCGGGCGATCAGTGCCCAGGGTACCGAGCGCAAGGGAGCGCTGGAACGGGCCAAGTACATCTTCGGTGAAGGTGGTCCGCAGCACATCGACGCCCGTGCGGAGATGCACAAGCTCCGTGGCATGTCCGTACCGAAGGACGATGCAGTTCTCCAGAAGTACCTGAACATCGTGCAGACTCGGCTGGACCATGGCCAGGAGCCTCGCCAGGCCGTTCGCTACGCCGACCGTCGCATGAAGCAGGCCCTTGAGGAGTGGAGAGGGGGGCTCGCCCCCGCCGAGCGGCGTGCCGCGTCGCGGGTAGGTGTTCGCCGTAGCCCCGAGATCGAGCAGAAGATCGCTGATCGCGTTGAGCGCGAGGCGTTGCTGGGCCAGATGCGGCGCACCCTACAAAGGGCTCAGCGGCCCGCACTGTCCCCGGCCACTGACCGGAAGCTTGCCAGGCAGATCCAGCGCCCAGCTGCTGAGGCATTTAAGGACTTGGAGCGGGAGAACAACCCAACGATCGGGCGGCGGGTACGGAGCAGGATCCAACGCGCCGTCGAGGAGGCGCGGGTTGCTCGTGCTGGGCGGGTCAAGGAGACCAAGGCCCAGGCAGCCGAGCGTGCACTTCGCGAGCAAACGGACGAACTGCAGCAGATGCGCGCCGCTGGCCCACGGGCCGGCGAGCCACTGAAGGCAGCGGAACAGCGCGCCCTGTCCGACACCCAGGTCCGGGAGATGGCCAAGGCAGCCCAACTCCCTGCTGACAAGGCCGGGCTGATCGAGCACATCAAGGCGAACCCGACCAAGCCCGTTACCGACGAGGAACTCAAGGGCATGCGGGTCGCTGAACTCCGGCGGCATGCTCTTGGCCTGGAGCAGAAGGGTCAAGTTCGGGTCCCAAGTACGGCGGGCACGCACTGGACAACGGGAAGCAAGCGGTTCGACCGGGCTCTGAACAAGGCTGGCCTGGACGTCCCGGAAGGCCCGCTGCGCCAGGCAGTCCAGGCCACTGGTCGTGACCTGGCTCGGGGACGGAGCCCGGAGAAGGCTGCCGCCGCACTGCGCGAGGCACCGGGTCTTAGTGACATCGAGCGTCAGCAGGCGCGGGTCATCGCCGACGCCGCCCTGCCACACATCGGCCAGGTTATCGGTCGGCGGGTTGGCGTCAGGACCGGGCGCGAGGGCCGGCTCCTGAGTCGTCGTGTCAAGCTGATCGGTAAGGGACCGGCGCGACGGGAAGAAGCGCAGGCCCGGCAGGCGGCTCGCGGCGATGAAGCGCTTGCTGTACCGAAGATGCGGACCCAGACGATCGACCTGAACCCGGATGCGCCCTTGCATCTGCGGGAGATGTACACGCGCCTGGAGACCCCACCAAAGGGCTGGTCCAAGGCGAAGATCAAGCGCGTCGAGAAGGCGTTGCACGGGTACAACCTCGAAGAGGGGCCAACGGCTCCGTGGAACGTCCGCAAGAACCCGAACCACGAGGATGTTAAGGCTATCGATGAGTTGCTGACTCACTCGGAGCTTGACAAGAACATCGAGGTTTGGCGCGGGATGAAGACCGGCAAGGGCGTCTTTGGCGAAGATTCGCTCAAGGGGTCCCTGGTCGGTAAGACGGTAGACGTTCCCGGGTTCCAGTCGACTTCGGCTGACATGGAACCTGCTCGTGACCTCTATGCAAAGCAGGGGCTGATGGGCCGCGAGGGCGGCCTCCTGATGCAAATGCACGTCCCGGCTGGCGTTCGCGCACTGAGGTTCGGGGCCTACGAGGATGAGGACCCCAACCGCGAGATCCTGCTGGAGCGCAACCTCCGCCTCACGGTCACCGGCGACAAGATAGTCAATGGAGTCCGCCACCTCGCGGTGGACGTCAGCCGGGCTCCGGAAGCAGAGGCTAAGGCGCCCGAGGCCAAGCCGCTGGTTAAGGTTGCCCGCGCCTCCGAGCGCGTCGGCAAGCTGAGCGACAACCAGATCAAGGGCCTGCACAGCCTGGAGCAGAACCCAGAGACGAAGCTGCACCCGTCGACTCTCCGGTCTCTGCGGAGCCGTGGCCTGGTCGACGGAGAAGGGCGCCTCACTGACAAGGGCACTCAGCACCTCGACCACTACCTGCCGGAGCGCGAGCGCACCAGCAAGCTGCCGCAAGAGATAGTCGGCGGTCACCAAGAGGACCAGGCGTTCCTGGACAACCTGCAGCACCACCTGGAACAGGCCGGGGCAACACCAGAGGCCGCCAGGGCTGCTGCGCGTACGGTCGCTCGGCTGCACGGCCCCCAGGCGACGGCGGCTCGTCGCCGGATCGCCGGTCTTCAGCGGACCAAGCAAGGCACCAAGCGGTTCGTTCGTCCACGCCGTGAGCCGGTCCGGCCAGCAGAGACTGCCGCCGCGCCAGAGATGCGCAAGGCGGGCGGGTTCGAGGTCAGCGACCGCCAGGCCCAGATCCTGAAGCACGTCTACACCTACGGCGGCAAGGACGAGAAGTACATCAAGTCCTTGATGGACGAAGAGGGCACCCCGACCGGTGGGCTGCGTAATGCACTGCGGGGACTGGAGCACCAGGGCCTGATCACCAGGTCCAAGAATGGGGCTCTCGACATCCCGGAGCGGCACCACGCCACGGTTCGCCAGTTGGCCGGTATCCAGGAGCCGACCCGGTCGGCCTCGCTACGGCTGGTCAAGCGCGTCGGAACTCCTGCTGCGGCGCTTCGTGGTCGTACCGAGCGCAAGATGTCCCGGACTGCGATCCGTCGCGCTACTGCTTCCGAGCAACTGCGCCGGGCCACCACTGCCGAGCAGCGGGACCAGATCCTCAATGATCTGAACCCGGGCAAGGTCAAGCGCAAGGCTCCATACGAGCAGGTTGCTCGCGAGCTTGGTGTCAGCACCAAGAAGAGCGACAGCATCGCCGCGATGCGCGAGAAGATCCACGCGCACCTGGCACAGACGCCTGCCACCGAGGAAGTCAAGCCAGCCGTCAAGGCTGTGGAGGCCGTGGAGCCGGGTGCCACCCACGGTCCCGAGGAGAAGCTGCGAGTCGCCGACGTCAAGCCCGGTGACCTCGTCCGCGCCACTTACCACGCTGCTGTGCCTGAAAAGTACAAGAACGGCCCTGGGGAACCTGGGGACCTCGTAGAGGTTGCCAAGGTCCGGCCCGTTCGTGGCAACCCGGGCATGAAGAACTTCTTCGACGGCGACGGCAAGCTGATCACGCAGGCTGGTGGCCGGCAGTCGGACGGCACGATGAAGGGGCGCCGGCTCCTGACCGAGGCGGCGGCGCCCACCGAGGAGAAGGCGGCTGCCCGCGTTGCCGGCGACCTGCCTGGTGAGCACCTGGGCGCGCAGCGGCACCTCTTCCGGGAGGCGGGCGCTGGGCACCAGGACGAGATGCGGACCCGGGCCAACGAGATCCTGGCTGGTAACGAGAAGACGTCCGTAGACGACGCCTGGCGCCAGGCTGTCACCGAACACGTTGACGCCTCCCGGAGCCGGGTGCTCCGGGAGATCGGAGACGGGACCAAGAGCGAGGCGGAACTCGCCAAGCTCGGAGGCACCCCAAGCGTCCTGCGGGACATGTCCAATGACATGCTTCTGCGACGCGGTGTGCTCCAGGCGGATGGCACCAACGGACTCCGGCTCTCGAACAAGGGTCAGGCACTTCTCAGTGGCTTGACGCCGGCCGAGGAGCAGATCCAGAAGGATGTGGAGGGCGGGAAGATCCCGACTCCGCACGTCCCGCAGATGCGTTACCTGGAAAGCTTGACCGACAAGCAACTTGCGCACGTGGCGAAGGCTTACCGCGTTCCCGAAGACCGCAACCGGAGCCGTGAGGACACCATTCGGGCGCTCCGGGAAATCGGTCGTGCCCAGCACGAGCAGTTCCTTGCCGAGCGCGCCGCTCGGGAGGCTGGCGTTCCCACGCCGACCAGGGCGATCGTTCGCCGCGCCGGTGACATGCCGACCCGTATCAAGGACAAGGAATGGTTCAACGGGCTACCGGAGGACCACCAGCAGCGTCTCCAGACTGAGGTCAAGGCGCTTCGCAAGGAGACCAACCCGGCTACCGGGAAGCCGCACACCAGCGCATCCGCCTGGCGCACGGTCGTGGACCGGGAGCAGCCGAAGACGAAGACAGCGGCCACTGTTACCGCTCAGCATCGGCACGGCATTCCGGTCTCCCACAGGGGAACGCACACACCTGAGATCAGGGACGACCACCTCTTTGGTCAGCTGACGCTGCACCGTAACCCGGCCAACCCGGACCGGGCCGAGTTGACCGGTCACATTGGGCAGTACTCGATGCCCGAGGCCTACAAGTCGCTACCAGAGGGCGGCCGTGGCGTCTCGTTCCATGACGTAACCGTTCACCTGAATGCACGTGGCAGGCCAGACGCAGCCCTGCACATGAGCGGCGGAACGGCCTACCGTCACGGCGACGTTGCCTACATGGTTGAGCACGGCGGCAGCCCTGCCGATAAGGCGGCGGCCGACAAGTGGGTCCGCGATGCGGTTGAGCGGCACGACCAGCTGCCAGACGCCGCTAAGGCTGAAATTCACTCCTACATTCGCACCAGTGCTGCCAGCGAGCACGAAGGACTAATCAGCCGCGAAGCAGTTGGTTACGTTAATCCGCGAGTCGCAGCGCTCACGCATTACACGCCGATACCGGGAGCCGAAAAGACCTCCAGCATCGTGTTCTACCGCGATGGTCAGGCTTTCAACTACGACTCCTACGTCGAAGAGGCCCTCGTTCATTACCACGAGGGATGGCATCCGATTGAATTCTCCCGCGAGGTAGACCTGTCCCCAGGAGGGGAATTCGCCCGGTCACTGGAGCACCGTCCTGATCTGGCCAGGTTCGATGGTTATGAATTCAAGGCACTACCAACCAGCCAGCGCATGAAGGAGCTAGATCAGTCTATACATCACTGGGACGCGTTCGGGGCAGGGAGGCCGATACCGCACGCTGGTACCACGTATGGTCAATCCGACATGGGCGAGGCCTTCGCGGAAAACGGCGCGCTGTACACCCATGATGTGATTGGTAACTGGATCCCGGTCCGTGAGGGCCTGCCTCCGATGACGGCTCACTACCGGGATGTGTTCCCAGAGCGGGCGGCCTTCTTCGACCGGCTTTCCCCAGAGACCAGATCCACTCACGTTGGCCGGCTGAATGCACGTCGAGAACGGGTCGAGAGGGCTGGCGGAGTAATCCCGCCGCCGGTTCGCCGCACCCCACGGCCGACCGTCACCCGTAGACCGGCGCTCCGGACTCAGACGGCCCCGGCAGTGGTCTCTCGTGACCAGCACGGTCTCACTGAGGTCCAGGCCCGTGGCCTGGAGTCGGTACTTCGCAGCGGGAAGACCGAGGGTACTGCCGACGAACTCGGTATCTCCGGTGTTCACGCTGGACAGCTGGTCCGTGGCGAGAACCCAGTCCTGCGGGCTGTCGGGAAGCGTGGCGGCAGGAACGTCTACCAGCTGAACCCCGAGCACGCCGCTGTACAGGCCGCTCGCCCGACCAAGGCTGCCAAGGCAGCGAAGAAGGTAACCGCGCCGAAGCCGGCTGAGGTGACACCCGCGCCGACGAAGGCCACCAAGGCTGTCAAGGCGGCTAAGAAGGCGGCAGCTGCGGTACCGGAGCCGACGCCGGCTGCCGAGACCAAGGCGGCGAAGCGGGCGGCACGTGGGCCAGACGAGGGGTCATGGTCGCGTGGGCTTCATGACGCCATTGAAGCTGCGTACCTAAAGAAGACCGGCGAGGCAGCGGCTCCTAAACCGGCGAAGCGTACGGTCAAGGCTCCGAAGGGTCAGGACCTCATCGGTGCCAAGGGCCTTTCCGAGGACCCGGCGACCCGAAAGACCCAGATCGAGAACCGGATCCGTCAGGCTTACGCTGACCTGCCTGAGGGAAAGGCCGGTGGCGTAGACATCGCCGACCTGCGCGAGCACAAGCTGCTCTCGGATGTACCACGGTCCGAAGTGGACGATGCGCTGAAGGCCCTGGACAAGAACCCGGACTTCCGGCTCTACCCGGTGTCGATCAGGAAGTTGCTCACGCCTCGGGACCGTGCTGCAGCGGTCAGGATCGGGCAAAGCAACGTGCACTCGCTGCACTATGCACCCGGTGGCGAAGGTGCTCAGGGCCGCGTCCCTGCCTTGCGTCCACTGGAGAAGGTCGCAGCTGAGGCCCCACAACGGGAACTGTCTCCCAAGGAACTTGGCAAGCAGTTCCGGAAGGCCTCGGTCACTCAGCAGGTTGCGCTGCGGGACATGTGGCACAAGCAGCAGGCCCCGGGCT